GCAGAAGTAGCAGCCATCATTGGCACGTTACAGGCTACACTGACAGACTTCCGTTACCTGCGTAACTGCTGGAAGAAGAACACGGAAGAAGAGGCGCTATTGGGCGTAAGCATGACAGGTATAATGGATCACTACCTGCTGAGTAAAGGTGACTCCCCAGACTTGGAGAAGTGGCTTGAACAAATACGCGATGTTGCTGTTAAGACTAACGAGAAGTGGGCTGCAAAGCTTGGCATTAGCCAGTCTGCGGCTATTACATGCGTTAAGCCTAGCGGTACTGTATCTCAGCTTGTCGATTCTGCTAGTGGTATCCATCCTCGCTTCTCTAAGCATTACATTCGCAGAGTCCGTAGCGACAAAAAAGACCCGCTTGCAGTCTTTATGGAGTCAGCAGGGTTCCCAGTAGAGCAGGATGTCATGTCACCTTCGTCAGCAGTGTTTAGCTTCCCTGTGAAGTCACCAGAGAAGTGTACCACTGTTAAGCAGGTAGGCGCTATGCAGCAGCTACAGCTTTGGAAGGCTTATCAGAACCATTGGTGCGAGCATAAACCAAGCATCACTGTATATTATACAGATAGTGAATTCCTGCAAGTAGCACAGTGGATATGGGAAAACTTTGATCTTTGTAGTGGGATTAGTCTGTTGCCTTATAGTGATCATGTATATCAGCAAGCTCCGTATGAAGAGATAGACGCTGAGAAGTATGAGGAGTTACTAGCGGCTATGCCTGTTGGGGTTAATTGGGAAGACTTAGGTAACTTTGAGCAGGAAGATAACACAACAGGGAGTCAAGAGTTAGCCTGTGTAGGCGGTGCGTGTGAGATAGTTTAGATATAACATGTTACAACTTGGGGGCATTGCGCCCCCTTTTTTACGTCTTGAGTTTAGTCTTTGTCTAACCTTTCGTTAAACCTTTCCGCGCCTCCACCAAACCAGTTGTAGAAGAGAGTACCAACAACGGGTATTCCTTTCATAGCTTTAGGATAGTCTGGCTCGTCCTCAAAGGCTTGCTGACCTAGCTTAATCGTTGACTCAATCAGAGGAGTAGCAGGGGTTATCAAGTTTAAAGCCGCTCCTGTTAGATCACCTTGTTGTAGGTAACGCTCACTAGTGTACTTGTTTAATCCAAAGACACCCAGTAAGGCCCATAAAGCCCTGTCAGGTATGTCTTCAGGCCGTACCTCTCTACCTAGAACCATGTCCTTAACAGCCTGTGTTCCTGTGTTAGCTGCTGTTATATATCCTGCATATAACGTAGCGTTTTTAATAGCTTGTTTTTTATTTCCTTTCGTATACTCCTGAACTATATTTCTTCTAACAATATCATACTGCTTCAAGGTAAACGATTTAAGCATATATAAGATACGCCCATTAGGTGCAGTCAGGTATGCTTCAGGCATCTCAGACAAAGCTATAGGTTGTATGTCAGCTAGTTCGTTAAACATGTGTAGTTTGACATTCTCAGAGATATTACCTGCTTTCAGGTCAGACACTAGTGCGCCTATTTCGTCACCATATACCTTGCCCCACTCCTTCCTAAACGCAGACTCTCCTTCTTCTGTCTTAACCATTCCTTTGGCCTTACGGAGAGAAGCATTCATGTGGGTTTCTTTAGATAGTCTATCCAATCTTTTAAATCCAACAAGACCCATAGCTTTGTTCAAGGCACGCGCGGTTATCCTTGCATCTCCGTGTGTAAGTTCTTTGGCTACTGCATCGTCCAGACCTATGTCTATTAGCTTTACATTCTTTTCTCCAAACATAGCAGCTATAGTGTTTTTAAATCCTTTTAAAGCACCTGTAGTACCTAAGTCTCCCATCTGTGTTATAGCTGAAATAGGATTAGCGATAGTTCCCATGTATCCTAAGTCTCTGAGAGTGGAGTTAGCAGTGTGTGGCGTCTGTTCTCCTCCTATAAACCTAGCCCGTAGCAAGTCTTCTAGTTCCTTTTGCCTATCTGCGGGTATGTTACCTTCGTCAACTTCTCTACTGACTAGAGTTCCTACGGATGAATCATAATCTACAATATTGTTTTTACCTAAAGCTGCATCTCTACCAAAAAACTTACGTTTTTCAATATCATTCACAGCCCCTCGTAAGTACATAGATAAGGATTCTTCAGGAGATGCGTAATACTTCATCTGCTCTGGCGCAATCTGTTGTATTTGTCTCTGTTTTACAAACCTTGGCTTTCCACCATCAACGCCTTTCATCTTATAGCCACGTAGCTGTAAATCTAAAACAGCGGCACGTTCATCAGCAGTCACCTTGCCAACAGAAATTCCTTTATTGTCAGCGTAACTTCGTATTGCTTTTTCAAAAACACCTTTTTCAGCTTTACCTAAACTCTTTTCTAGACCTTTAATATCTTTAACAAGACGAGGGAAGTAGTCCTCTATCTTAGTAAAGGTGTGTCCTGTTTCAAGCAAGTCGTCTCCTGTTTTTGACAGCAAGGGTTGAATCGTGTCGTTAAAAACTGACCGTAAACTCTCAGGCATTAAGCCCTGAGCTTCTTTGAAATTACCGTTGTATAGTTGTCTAGCTACTTCGTTTTTTTGATTACCACTTAACTTATTAATTCCTGCTAAAAAAGGCTCAGTAGTGTTTATTAAATCCTGAGTCTTTTTATGTGTGTTAAATTCAAACTTACGTAAACGTCCAAACACGGGCTGAGATATATTACGCACACGAGTAGAAAGAGAACCTAAATATTTGTCTAAAGTTTTACTGTATAGACGAGAGACAGCACTGTCCTCTGCAATAGCTTTATCTATAGCTTTAGCTGCTGAGTCAGCATTTGCAGGAAACTTTATTTTTCTTCCTGTATTGTTCATAGCAGCCGTAAGTCTAGCTCCGCTTAGTCCCTCTTCCGTCAGCTTAGTAATAGCTTCTCCTGTTGTTTTACCTTCGGCTGTAAGCTCATAAGCCCTTGCCTGTGCTTTATCAACTAGTTTGTTTGCTGATTTAGTGCCTACAACATCTATTACTTTACGAGTGGCTCCTCCTAATCCTGCACCTGCTAACGTGCTTATTGCTGTTTTTATAGGATCAACTTCTCCTGTTTCAGCTATGTCCTGAGCAACGCTATAGCCGCCACCAAAAAGACCGCCTAAAGCTGTAGCGGCCTTCACTGTGCCTCCCGCAGGAACCATTAAGGCTAGTGGGTCGGCTAGTGTTTTACCTATAGCACCTGCGGTTGCTGCTTTACTGTCAGCGTCTTCTTGAAAAAACTGACCGTACTCTTCCTGTAAATCACGTTCTCTTTTCCTGAGAATCATCTCTCTACGTTCTTCAGTTGAAGCGGCTAAGAAGCCTTCTTCATTTCTTTCATCTACAGTTCTTTCAGGAATGCCGTATTCAGAAGTTAAACGGCCGCCCCCTGATTTTATAGGCATATAAATTTCAAGTAGGTCGGCAGTGTAGTCCATTAAATTATTTGCTTTATCCCAAGCATATCTAAACTGCGTCCAAGCGTCATCTTCTTTACTACGGTACAGTTTACCATCGTAAAATCTATCTCCCGCTACAACGCCTTGAGATTGAAGATAAGGTGAAGACAGGACATCTTCATCTGTTAATATCTTTCCTTCAGTAACAGAGTCCGAACCCTTAGAATACTTACGTATAATCTTACCATCTTCAAATAAATCTCCTGCCAGTACCCCGTTTTTTCTAAGGTACTCTGACGAGTTTATATCTTCAAGTGTAAGAGTTTTGCTCTCTTGTTTTTGTTCAAGGGACATTTATCTTGCTCCAACAATGGGCGTGCCTTCGTAAGTATCAGTACCTGTCGCTACTTCTGTAGAAACAACAGAACTTGTAGAGTCATTAGCTATTAGAGGTAAGTTGGATGCTTGTCTCAAAGCGTTTTCTAATGACATATTTGGATCTAGTCTACGTAACTCTTCCGCTTTTATAAACACGGGTCTAAGCTGATTTTTTTTCTTTACATTCCTTCCACGAAATGTTCCTTCCACCGAAATAGATTCAGGCCAGTTTTCTTCAGCAATAGTAGGAAGTATGCTTTCTAAAATAGCATTATAATTTTTAAATTCCTCACTGCTTAAAGTGGCCTGTGCTGTTGGTTTTTCAGGGGCTTTTTCCGCTCTAAACAAAACACTAGATGCTGTATTTAAATTGCCACCTGACTCAATAAACTCTACCATCTCATCATTACCTTGCGCCCTAGCAATACGTAATAACGCCTGTCTTGTGTTCTGCTTTTGCTCTTCTTGTTGTAGCTGTTGTATAGCAGCCGCAGTCTGTGCAGCACCTGCATAGTCACCAGTAGCCTGTTGTATTTGAGCAATCTTACGCAGGTCGCCTGCTTTAGAAGGGTCTAACTGCGCCATAGCCATCTGTAGTTGCTCTGACGGAGTTCTAGTGTCTTGTCCCATAAAACCACGCGCAGCACGTTGTAGTCCTTGTGCGCGTCTTGCGCCAAAGGCTAACCGTTGGTCTGCAATACTACCACCAGTCATAGGGTCAGGTCTGTTGCTTGGCATTCCTGTAAGAAGTCCTGCAATATCTTGTCTAGCCATTGTTGTTCTCCTTTTTAGAATGAGCCGCTGGGGTTAGATTCATTAGTGTCACTTCCAGACAGACCACTCAGCCAGTCTGGTATGTTTTCTGCTAACCATTCAGCCCCTAATTCAAATAAACCACTCTCACCTGTTAAGGCAGCAGCGTCTGCACCATTAAGAAGCCTGTTTAGTATTTGCTCTTGAGCAGTAGCTTGTTGTCCAAACAAAGAACCTAACACCGCTTCACCTTGCTGCTGTTGCAAGAGATTGGCTAACTGTTCTGCTTGTAGACGAGACTCTAGTCCTGTTTGCTCTAGCTGACTACCTATTTGTATACCACCTAACTGGCCTCGTTGTTGCAGTTCAGCAGGAACATTAGCAGCACCAAACATAGATAAGGCTTGTGCCTGTGGCTGATAACCTGCGGCCTGTAACATACCGCCTAAGCTGGCAGCTTGCTGTTGTTCAGCCATTGACTGCTGACGCGCACCTAAGTTAGCACGAGCCATCGCTTCCTGTCGTGCAGTCTCTTGAGCCAACAACTCAGGAGAAGAACCGCCATAAGCAGCAGAGCCTAGTCCTAAGCGTCCTTGTGACAGCATACGCTCTTCCAACGCTAAACTCTGACGTTGTTCTTCAGGTCGTTGTATGGCTCTCATTTGCTCGTATAACTGCGCTTGTGCTATGGCAGGGTCTACACCTACTTGGCTAAACATACTGCTTGCTTGGCCCTGTAGCTGGTTCTGTAGGGCTAGTTGCTCTGGTGATAGATTAATACCAAAGCCACCTTCGGGTGTAGTAACAACATTAGCTAGATCACTAGTCACAGTATAGGGTCTAAACTCAGAGCCTGCTTGTGCTGCACTAGCCAACGCAGACATGCCTGCTTGAGTTTCTTGACCAAGGGCTTGTGCGGCATTAATGTTTTCTTGACCTAAGTAATACTCAGCGCCCCCGCGTAAAAAATCCATAAAATCCATTAGTAAGACCCTCCAGTAATTGTATCAGCCGTCAGTGTGCCTGAGCAGTTTACGGTAGCGGCTGTAACAGTACCAGTAAAAGTAGGACTAGCAGAGTTGGCTTTAGTAGCCACTGCTGTCGCAATGTTGTTATATTCAGTGTCAATCTCTGTGCCTCTCACAATCTTAGCAGCATTACCAGAAGGAAGAGAATCCTTTGTAGCAAAGTTAGTTGTCTTTGTATAATCAGACATTAGATAAGTCTCCCTAATAGAGCGTGTATGTCAATTTTTTGAATAGAAAATGCAGCACCGTTTACTTCTGCTTCGATACCAATAGTTACTACCTCACCACTACCGCTGGTATTTACCTTTGGTGTGTTGATTAGAATAGAGGCGGTGTACTCTGCTGTAGTGTTATACTCAGAAACACCATACTCGCCAGTGTTACTAGAGCCGAATGTAAACGCTTGTTTAGTGTAATTTGCTGTGTAGTCATAGCCCCAGTTCAATGTAGTGGGTGTGTTCTTTCCACCAATAATAGTTAAGTTAAACTTCTTCAAGAACTTCAGATTAGAAGTGTTACCAAAGTCCATAGCATTGCTAAAGTATCTCAACTCATACTTAACAGCACCATCTATAAATCCTTTGTACTCTACTATTCCGCTAGAGATACCAATATATATCTTACCGTCCTCTAACACAGCAAACGACAAAGGATACATACTAGACCAAGTAGTAGCACGGTGAGAACCATCTTCTAAAGGAGTTCGCATATCAAAACAATACACAGTGTTGCTATCTGGTAGCGTCAACAAGTAGAAAGCATTGTCAGAACTGTAGAGAGACTTAATAGGGTTTACCTGTAAAGACACAAGGCTTAATAAGTCAGTGCGTACATTCTTGCTGATGTCACGCATAGGCATGGACTTCTCTTGTATAGTCCTACCAAAGCTGCGTACACCAGCGTCTGACAAGAATATAATGTCAGTGCCTGTATGCTGTACTGAGTCACGAGCAATACAACCAACGCCTTCTATGGTGTCTGTAAGCGTCATAGAGGCAGGAGTGGATGCACCAGAGTACACAAGTATAGAATTCTTACCAAAGATGATTAGGAATCCATTGTGGGCCGCTAGAGCCACTATCTCGTCAGAGCCTGTAGGCCATACCAAAGTAACGTCTAACGAGCCTGAAAGGCCTCCTGTCCAAGCATGGCCGTTAAGCGTGTCAGACCAATAGACAGTGTGCTTATCGCCTGTAACGCCAGCTACAAACAACTTACCGTAGGCCGCTAAGACTTCGTTGCCCTCTGGTGCAGTGCCTGTGCTGTGACTGTGACCTGACATAGTTTCTAATACAAAAGAGCCTGACTCGTCTGTTCCTATCAATGGCTCATGGTCTTGTTGAAACATGTATACATGATTGTTCAGTGCTACTACTTTCCAGTTGTTAGCGGTAGGTGTATAGCCGCTAGGAGTAATGTCTGTTAAGGTTGTAGTACCTTTGAATACTTTATTGTTACCTGCTGACAAAACAACCTTATCGCCAGACCTGTCATTGTACTCGTACACAGTCTCAATACCACGGCTACTACCTAACACAGCACCGCCATTGGTAGAAACAGCTTCCCAGCCTTTACGCGCACCAATGCGGCCTAGTTGATCAATAACACAATTATCTGCAACAGCGGCAAACGAGGGATTACCGCCTACTGGGGAATCCTGTGTGTTAAGACCAAAAAACCCTGGTGCAGCTACTGTAATGTTTTGTAGTTGTTGTGCCATTTACGAATACCAGATAGTTTCTTCAGGATGTTGAGCAGCGTCAATAGCAATAGCATCTGCTAGTGTGTTATCCGCAAGTGCAAACAACTCTGCTGCGCTAGTGCCTCCAGTCTCTCCACGCTCTCTAGCACCTAACGCAGTAGCTAGTTGTATGACAGGAGACGGAGGAACTGCCAGAGTTTCTGCATCTTCTGTAAAGTCTGAAGTACGCAGTACCACATTAAAGCGTAGCTGATACACAGCGTCAGGCTTTGGGTACACATCAACAGCGTTATCGCCATTAGCATCGACACCGTTAAAGCTGTAGAACTGTGGAGTACCCAGAGGCGGGGTCTCAATCAAAAAAGCATTGTCCATCCAGCGTGAGGCACGATACTGCATAAAGAAGTCTGAGGTGTCATTAATAACATCTAACACTTTCATTCTGTTCTGAGAACCAGTCAGCACATAGTTAAACGTGTCTGTTGTGGTTGAAACAGTCAGTGTAGTACGGAGAGCAGTCCAATCGTAGGAGTCTTCTACGGTACGTTTAGCATCATTGACAAACTCACCAATAAGTTTAGAGTAAGAAGTCTGACCAACAGTGGTTACTTCGTTCTCCCGCAGTCTGCGTAATACGCTATTAACAAGTTGTAAGTAAGTCATTAGAAATTGTAGCTCCGTGGTTGTTGCTCGTAAATTGTGCCTTCAAAAAAGCCATCAGATTCCTCTGTAGAATCTGGATATGTTAGTTCTAATTCTAAAGAGTCATTAAAAGGATTTGCTTCTAGGTCTACATACTCTTCTTCATTAGGGTAGGATATGCCTATCTCTGTCTCAAACTTAAATAAGTCATCACCAAATATTTGATCTGTTGTTCGTGTAGGAGAAGGAGCAGACACGCCTGTGTCAGACACTCTTCTAAACTGTCCTAAGTTGGGTTTAAAGTTTAAACCACTAAAAGCATCGCCTATTGCTTGGCCTACGTCTTCAATAACATCTCCGACAGGTTGTGTAATAGGCTGCAATACTTCATCATCAAACTCAGATAAACTTTGTCTAACAGCAGTGTCTGCGGAAGACAGAACATCGCCTACAGGTTGTGTAATTTCTTGTAATACTTCATCATCAAACTCAGATAAACCTTGCCTAACTGCTGTATCTACGGCTGAAAGAGCATCTAACGCAGGCTCAAGCTGTTTAGCAAGTGCTTGAGCAATGTCTTCAACAACTCCTAAATCAACGTCCATACCGTCTAAGTTTAAACCGCCACCTTCTGTAACATACTTACCTAAGCCAGCAACAAGTGCCTCGTCAAAGTCTGCACCGCCAGCTAGTTTATCAACGACCTTAACCATGCCTGCTTTAACATCATCAGCTTGGAATCTACCTAACAAGTCCGAGTCTACAGGGATGTCCTCAAATGCTTTGTCAAGGGCTTCGTTACCAAACTTACCTACAATAAAGCTTGTAGGATCGCCCGTGGCTGCTGCGCTCAATAGACCCACAGAGTCAGCATATCCTAGACCTGCTATGCCTTTACCAGCCGCTGCTGCGCCTGTGGCTCCTGCTTCTGGAGGAACTAGCATGCCTGCTTTCTGTAGGGCAGGAACAGCTAAAGAAAGATAATCTCCACCGTGAAGAGTCTCTCCGCTTATTGCTTTAGCGCCTGTTATAAAACCTTCAGAAAGACCGCCAGTAGCGGCAGCAAGAGCTGCTCTAACAACAGGATTAATGCTTGATAAAACACTTTGTGGTTTTTGATAGACTGTTGAGTAAGTACCTACTGGGCCGTAAGCCTCGTAAGAGCCAGATGCTTTATAGTCATCGCCTAAAGTTCTAGCTAAAACATCTTCGCTTAACCCTGTAGTTAAATACAGAGTCTGACCATCCTTTTCTATAGAAGGGGGTATTTTATTTTTAGTAATGTACTCAGCAGTTGCTTCTGTTGCTGCTCTGTTGCTTACACTAGAAGGGCCGCTATAACCTGCTCTAGCAAAGTCACCTGGATCAAACTGATTGTAGTTTATTTTAGAGGCAGTTTTTTTAACACTTTTGTCTATGTTCCTAAGAAAAGAACCTAAGCCAGCTAATGCTTGGTCAGGAGAATCGTAAGTCCTACCTGATGAATAAGTAGGAGCCACTATGCCGCCATAAGTATTTAAGGTTAAAGAAGGAGCTTTTCCAGATTCTATATTATCTACTGCTTTTTTCTCAGCCGCAGACATTTCTGAATAAAACTTAGCTTTTCTTCCTCCTGTAACAATGGGCTGACGGCTTTGTCCAATTACTTTACCACTACTGTCCGTAATGTCTACCATTTTAAATTCTGTAGAACTAAGAGGACTTATGTTAGCACCTTGCACAGCAGACGGAGAAGGACGCAAAGCTGCTCTAGTAGCAACTGCATCGTTAATTCGTTTGTTTCTAGTCCAGCTTCCTCCACCCATTATCGTTCTCTCTGTACGTTCTTAGTCTTCTCTACTGTACGCATAGCACCTAAGCCTAACATACCCATCAGTACACTTGTGAGTAATGAGCTATCAACAGGTGGGACAGTAAACCAGATGCCTAGTATTGGAGCTAGGATAGTAGAATAGAGTAAGGCTAGTCCACATATCCAGCCTATAGCGGGTCGCCAGCCAGCCACAAATAAACTCTTGTGTGCTGCTTCAGTCTTGTTGACCTCTATCTGACCCTTAGCTAATTCTTGAGCATGCTTCTCAGCCATAGTAGCTAATTCAAAGGCGATAGCATTTTTCTTATCTTTATCTTCAATGAATTTATCTAAAAGACCTGTCACTGGCCCTATTAAACTATTTAAAATACTCATATATTATACACTGTTTAGTCTTGTTTGTCAAGCTGATTCTTGCCATGCACTACTTTCTGCACAGTGTCAGACTCGTAGATGCGAATACCCAGCCACACAATCGTCAACAAAGACGCTACTGGCGGCAGCCAAGCTATCATTGTCATTAATGCTGTAGAGCCTGCTGCTATGTCTAGTACGTCTTTAGTTTGTTCATCCATTTCCTTGTCCTATGATCCAAGAGATTATTAAGTAAAGACCAGTGGCTAATACGAGGATGCCTGTGATCTGTATAGTGTTCCAGAATACTGCCTTACGCTTGCGCTCCTGCGCGTATACGGTCTTCTCTCGTTGCTCTTTAATCTTCCTACGCAACTCTACTAACTCCTTGTAGCCTGTTGTACCATAGGTGTACATCAGGAGTTCTCTAAGCTCTTTCTCTTGTTGTTGTATTTTCTTTTGGTGAGCATATACCTGCATTGCTTCTTGCTCAACAGATTGTGATGCAACAATCTTCTTAAACAATGGTGGGTTTTCTGCTCTGCGTTGACATTCATTTAAATCACTTACAGCGCCATACCAGCGCCCTATCTGTCCTAGTGTATCCTCCACTTGACGACCAGCAGCTACCATGCGCTTGATAGTACCAAACGCGTTAGTGGCTATGCTGATGGCTGTGACGGGATCAATCATCTTACAATGCTGCAATAATAAAGGCGAGTAGCTCATTGTAACGGACAGCCAGTTTAGTAACCTCTGTGGCTCCTTCTGGGGCTTCTTCCGCAGTGTCATATATAATTCTATCTATGTAAGCATCGTGTTCTTCCGTTGCCGCCACTTCCTCATTAGTTTCCCACCATGTAGTGCTGATAAACATACCATAGCGGCCAGCGTCTAAACCTTCAGCAGTGAAGGCATCACGAAGTTCCTGTGCAATGATACCGACATGGATACGAGCGTTGTCACCTTTTTCTTCTACTCTTTTAATCCAGCGGTACTTGCGAATCAACCCTTTACAGGCTGTTGCAACACGCAACTCAGCTTCTGAAAGTTCTTCAATGTCTTGTTTTAAGTTTCTATCTGAAGGCTGAACTGTACCCGAAGCATAAACGTCATCAAACTGATTGCTGCTTGCTCCAAGGTCTGTAACATCATCTGTGCCAACACCAGCACTGGTACAGGGGATAACATTGTTAGTGCCAGAGCCTGACATGCGTAGACCACCAACAGCGTCAGCTATAAAAATCTCGTTGCTTTTAATACCAATAGCGCCACGGTTAGTGCCTGACTCCTGCAACTGTATCATTGCACTTTCAGCGCCTGAGATTGTTAGTAGGCTGGACGGTGATGCAGTTCCTATGCCTACTTTTCCGTCACCAGCTACCCTCATCCATGTATCAAAACCATTGCCATCATCTAGCAGCCCCCCAACCTCAAAGGCAGTAGAAGTATCATTCTGCCAGCGGTTAGCAACTACTAATCCATGCTCTGTAGATGCGTCAGTCTGATTAAATATCTTTGCTGCCCAATCTCCAGAAGGAAAAGCAGAGGAACCTGCCGAACCCTTTTGAAC